GCCATGATACCCCTTAGTAACTTAGGACATTATAGTCTAAAGTGCCATAAATCGTATCATTTAGGATAAATGCGTCTATGACTGGCTCTAATGTCGTGAACGTAGTGCGCCAACTATTCGGTGATATATTCATGCGTACACCGAAAATTTGTAATGTTTTCTCTAGGGTAGATCCGCCTGGTTGTGTAGTAATTACCTGTATTGGATCAAAGAAATCTAGATCTAGGGCTGCAATAATGCCGCTATTGTAATTGTCTGTGTATAGGTCAAGCACTATAGAATCCACTCGAATGCTTGTCTCAGCTCTACTCGCCACGTAAGCCTGTGCGTAATCTAGAGCTACTGGGTCTGTTTCCATTAAAAGGTTGTCTAAAAAGTAGCTGTGTAAAAAATATTTGTCTATGCTGTCTTGGTTTGATGCTACTTGTGCTGTGCCGCCTGACCTAGTAATAGTGGCTTTGTTAAATATAAGCACATCGTTAAGAATCCAACTGGCGTCAAAGTAATCTATACCTGTGCCGTTATCTGCAAAGACTGTGGGTGTGCCGCCAATAGATCCAGCGGTTACGTCTCTATCTTGGAATACAAACGAGCCACTAGCATCTACGTATAGTGCGCCATACTCAGACAAGGCAACAGTAGTTAAAGCTGCTAAGGCTGTGCGGTTAGTGCCAGGATCTGCCTGCATAGTAGTGAGTCCTGCATCTACATCACGCATAGTCGCTGGCCAGTCAATTTCATCTAATATCTTATTTATACGTGTGCCTGATAATTGTCCAGCAGTAGCATCTGTAACTGTGCTGATCTGTGCTACCTGCGCTAATCTAAATGCATCTACAGCTTGTATAGTTGTTATTGCTACATCTTCACCAGACTCATCTGGGTATGTAGTAACGTAACTTGTAATAAAGCCCTGAAATATAGGATATGTTACTGATGAGTAGGTTGCACTAATCTGCACCTTCTTCATAGGTGTTAATAAATTGTAATACGGCCCTGTTACATTTTGTGGATTAAAATCGCCGTTCTGATCTACTATCCGCAAAGTAAGTGCGCCTGTCTGGAATTGATCTGAAAGTGCAGTACGGCCTCTGTTAGTTTCTATGCGGTTAACTTGATTTGACACATCTACAATTACAGCTGTGGCATCACCTAATACGTTTGTATCTAATATGCCTGAGTCTAGGATCATTGTCTGGGCGAAGGCTGGACCAGTACTAAAGTTAATTAAAGCAGTTATTACAGGTAAGGTCATACTAAAAATCCAGCAGGTACTGTTGAGTAACCTGATCTAGTCGCCACCTGTATGCTCTCTGCTATAGCCTGGCTCATTCTGTCGCCACCTGCATCTACCGTTACTTTAATCTCTACAGGCATTGGATCTCTACCAGTCTCACCGTAATATGTGCCTGCATAAGGATTTGTGATTTGTTGTTGTCCAGAATAAAACTCAGTTGTTAATGGTGGATAAACAATACCAGGCGCTTGTGTGGTTGTACCTGGTGATTTAGGCATGCCAAATTGTGAGTTAATTGATTCTATTTGTGCGTTAATTCTATTGATTAAAGATCTTACTTGAATCAAAGCAAACTCTGTAAGACTCTTTCCAGCTGCTGCTGCTTGCTCAGCTAACTTCTTTAATGCCTCAGCTGCTTCCATTTCTGCTAATAACTTTTTAGCCAAAGCCTCATTATTGTCAAGGATTGCTAATTGTGCCTTTAGGCGTAATTTAGTCTCTTCATCTGTTGCACTGTTTAAGGCTGCGGTCAAACCTATGCGCTCTAGGTCGAACTTCTTGCGTAACTCTTCTAAGTTTTTATTTTCCAAAGCGTTCTTTTTTGTAATAATACTAAACTCTTCTTTACGTGCTTTAAGAAGTGCTTGGCTAGTACGCATATCTGGTATGCCTGAATAACCACCTACGTTTGGTTTACCAGGAGCATTACTTTTACCAATATCATTGGCAATTAAAGCCAACGCGCCACCAATAACTAACTTTTTTGATCCGAAAACAAGAAAGGCTAAGCCTGTTAATAATTTTCCTACGTCTGTATTTGCAAACTTTTTAATTTCACCAGTTAGTGTACCTAATCCTCTAATTGTATCTGCAATAGCTAAAGCAAAACTATTCATAGAATCTGCAGCATCTTGTATTGAATTATCTTTACCTAAAGCCGTCAAAGCATCTAACAAACCTTTACCTATAGTTTCAGTAGCATTAGCAGCATTTACTTTTAATAAATCCATTTTGCCTGCATAGGTTTGTAATCTTGCTAATGCTTGACCTTTGAACTTGGCATCAAGAGCAGCCATAATTTTATTCATATCGCCACTAGCAATTGTCGTTTTGTCTAATCCTGTGCCTAATCTTGCTAACGCCGTAGTGGTTCCCGATGCGCCTTTAGCAATAGCCGCTACTACGCTAGCTAAATCTTTACCTGTGCCAGCACTAACATTTAATGCAGTCTCTAATGCTTGCTGACTAAGAGTTACTGATCCAGTAGCGTTTAATAAAGTTTGAAATGCTGGGCGTAATTGATCGTCTAATACGCCGTATAAACTTTGCAAACCAGCAATATAGGACTCAACTTCATTTACTCTAAATGCGTTGCCTGTGTTTTCTAGTTGCACTGCAAGTGATTTAGCGGCTTTTTCATCGGCTGCAAATGCGTTTATAGCTTTCTTACCAAATGCAACCAATGCTGTGGCAGCAAAAACACGACTAAATGTTTGACCTAATTTTTGCGCTTGTTTATCAAAAGCTGATATATCCTTTTGACCTTTTTTAAGTGCCTTGCCATTAAAGGTAGCAATAGCCGAGACAACTACATTGGCCATTAGGCTGCCTTCTTAATCTCGGTAGATTTGTTAAATTGTATAGCTGTAGAGTTTATTGCTTGCAGTATTGCATCATAAACTTTAGAACTATCCTGAGACCACGCCTTAAATATAAGTCTGCCCTTTGTCTTTTTACCAGTACCACCTCGTACGCCTTTAATTCTAGGCTGTGATGTAAGTCCTGGCATAGATGTTACAAACTGGTAACCTGCAAACGGATTGTTAGATGAGTATTCTCGGGTAGATTTATTATAGGTATATTCTCTAGCTCTTCTTGTGCCTTCAAATCCTTGCACTGCGCCAACTGGTGAATTAGATGTGCCGGGATTTATCTGCTGAAATGGCGCACGTCCTTGTGGGTTATTACGACCTGCAGTCTCATATATACGACCAGCTGCGCTTACGTTATAGACATAATTGCTAATCTTAAATCCGTTTTTAAATGTTTGATTTTCACCTGCGTTATACCCAATACCAGACTTAACAGTAGCAGCGTCATATTTTGGAAATGGCTTGAAGTTAATTGCTGGGTTACTTGGTTTACTCCACCCTGATAATACGCTACCGTTATCTGGCACAAAGCCTTTAGCCTTACTTGCTACCCCACGCATTAAAGGATCAATAGCAGTCCGAATCTTTTGGCGCATGTTTTCATCAATAAACTCTAAACCTTTAAGGACATCTTTAACGCCTACGATTTCGACTGCTGGCATTTTTAATCTCCTTTGCTCTATCGCTAAGCACCTGCACTATTGCCTTTAGCATTTCGGAATCCATGTTAATAAATTCACTAGGCGCGATCCCTAGCTCTACAGATAGGTTTGCTATCAAATAGAGCGTAGAGTCACGCTGTACTATTTTTTTTCTTCGTCTAATACCTCGACAGTTTCTAGGCTGTCAATAAACTCAATACCAAACACAGGTACAGTTACGTTAGCCCTACGTAAGCACTCGTGCGCTAAGAAATAAATCTCAGTCTGCCGTTCGTGGTCACGTAGGACTTTACTAATTCCTGCGCCGTACTTTAACTCAAAAGCGTACTCGACACCTGGCGTAATCTTGTGTTCAGATACTTCGCCATTAGCCCTTGTTATCTTTAGCTTTGCCATTATTTCTCCTTATGAAGTAGCAACAGTAATGATGCTGTTGCAAGTAAGTGTAAGGGATTGAGATGAAATATCACCAACGGCGCCATTGATTTGGTTAAGATTATTGATAAGCACAGTAGTGGTATATGAAGGGTTAGTAGTTGATACAGCAGAAGATGTCTGTTTAATTACTAATGCAACAGTAGTTCCATAGGCAGCACGTAATACAGCATTAACGCTGTTAGAAGGTGATACGGCTAAATCATTTAGGAAATCTAAAGTAATTGTGCTTGCTTCCAAACCTTTAGCATACTTATGGCTGGAGTCCCCCATGCTGGTGACCTCTAGCTCATCAAAGGATTGGTTAATTGTTACAGCTGTTACGTGATCTGATAGATCAACGCTGTTCAATACAACGGATACGCCATTATTTAAATATACGGCCATGATTATTCCTTGTCTTTTTCTTTAGTAGGTGCGGTTGATGGTGCTTTCTCTATTTGGCCTATCTTGATTAAGAAGGCTATTTCTTCAGGTGTCATTGTTTAACTCCAGCTCGTTAGGATTGATACGGTAATTTCAGATACCAGCAAATCACCACTAGCGGCGTTGACTATAGCAGGTGCTGAAATACTAGATATGTTTAGCACCAAAGATGATGCGTTTA